GTCTGCATATATTTTGTATTTTGATAGTTTACTTTTAAAGCTTCTCGCTACAGACATCCAATCTTCGGGTTCTTTCTCCTCCGTCAAAGGCCAGTACACATGCACACCTCTACCCGAATTTATCATGGTCGGTCTTGGTACCCCTGTTTCTTTGCAGAAATTTCTCAAGGCTACCAATGCTTGTTCTTGTGTTTCAAAATCCTTACTAGGGCCGCAATCCAGATCGAGAAAGAAAGATCGAATCTTTGCTACGTTGTCCTGTTTCCTAGATTTTGACGATTGAAAAGATGATAGAGCAAAAAAAGTATCCCAACCTTTGCTATCTAGTTCCCGTGCGTAGTCTATTAGTTCTTGTGTATCTTCAAAGAACCTTTGGTTTCTTTTCTTTAGTTTTGAGTGAGACGCAAAAAGACAATAGACCCCTTCCGCACAGAGAACGCTATCTAAAAATAATTTAGTTTCCATAGTGATCCCAAAAAGCAGTCACAACTAGGGCTGAACATCAGTCCAACCCCGTTGCATATTAAAGGTTAGTCCCAATCGTCTACGATATCTTCCAGATCTTTATCTTCTGGGGGATTGCCCTTCTTCTTGACTATCTTCTTGGGTTCTTCAGGTTCCTCAAAGTCATCATTGCTGGCTTCTGCTTGCACAGGCTCTGAGGTTACAGCAGTAAAACTGCTACCTGCTTCTGATTCATCTGAACCGTAACCTTCCATAGGCGTAAAACTAGTCTCTCTTTCCATGCGTGGTTCAAGCTTAATAACCTGCACAGCTTGAGGCCGTAAAGAAACGCCACATCCCATAGCCTTATTAGCCCAAGCATAAAAAGTGACTTCGATATTAATCGTGCTGCCAGTAGTCAACTCAAAGTCATCAGCGCATGGCTGTAAGTTAGCCTTCAACATAAGAGGTTTTTTAGTGGGAGTATCGTACTTTGCCTTGAGTTTGCATTTCTTACGATAAATACGATCCTCTTTTGCCGCACCTTCCTCTGAAACAATCTCATAGCCGTCCTCGAACTCAGGCCATTCGTTTTTCGGATTCTTCTTGTCGTTCTCGGCTTTCTTCTCATCGTACCAAGCCTTCATCGCTTTACGTAATTTTCCAGCTTCAGCATGAGGTATGTTTATACCTACTTCGTATGCCGCCCCCTCTGCATCTACCGAACAAGGCTGATGACCTTTCCCTTCTACATACTGGTAAGGGCGATCTAATTTAGGCCATTGAGCCGTCACATTTTGTATCATATATTTCATTTCTTCGTTCTCCTCAGAACTAGTTGTATTAAAACCTTCAGAATAGTCAGTTGTTATAGCTCGTATGGTGTCTGTATGATCTACCATGTCTGCTACTTGTTTCTCTTCTTCTTTACCCAAAGGTCGTTTAGGCGCAAAGAACAACTTAGGCACCCTGCTACTTTCATCAAAATAAATCTTTGTGTATACAGATGACACAGAAGTTCCTCGTTTTTGTAGGAACCTAGCGTACTCCTGTAGTGGCATCTCGTTATTAGTTGCCTTACCAAAAATAGAATTGGCAGGTACTTGTAACTGATGTACCTCACATAGCTTATCTTCAAATACCAAAGCTATTTTCTGCGAAAATCTACACGCCCGTCCTTCACTTCCCCGAATATTGCGCTGACAATCCAAACATCGTGCTGACTGTTTGTTTTCAGATAATACCCCTGAAGCAGGTTGTTGCGTGTCTGTGGACCAGCATATCGGTTTTTGTGCTTTGTCGGCATTGTATTCGGCTTGGTAGTAAGCCCTAGATACAGAGGCTGCATTGATAATCACTGCCTCTATCGTGCTACCTAACGAACCGTCATCTGCATTAAAGTTATTGTCCCGTATGCTAAGTCTCATTTAGAAATCATCGTCCAGACTAACCTCTGTATCTTTCTCAGCAAGTTCTTCCTGCCAAGGTTTATCCTCTTCAGACTTATCTTCTTCAAACTTACCCCCTCTCAAATGCTTCTCGATAGCGGATATGTCAAACCTATAAGTTAAGTCTGCTTTTATGTAACAATCTCTAGCAATAGTACCTTTCTTAACCCAGAGTCTTACAGTAGATTCTGAGATACCAAAATACTTTGCTACTTCTTGCACGTTTGAATAACTAGCCATTATTATGTTCCCTTTGCTTTTCTAACACTAAGTGTATAGTTTGAGTCAGCTTGCAAGGCAGGGATCACAACGTCCTTATTATCAGGATCTTCTAAGTATTCTCTTAGGTTAGTAGCACTGGTCCTTTTCTGTATAAGCTCTGGAAGATTATTCTCAGCACAATACTTAAAGAACTCGTCCCACTTACCTTCAGGAACAAAATAACGAGTGTTCACCTTTCTATAGAAAGTATGCCCACCGTCAGTCTTAACACTTTTAACCCCTTGCGACACACAATATTCATCCAGAGCTTTTGCCACTTTATCTTTCTGGGCTTCTAACTTTTTGACTTCTATTTCATGTGCTGCTTTGAGCCGTGATATTTCTGCTCTTATCTTGATAAAGACGTTGCAGAGTTGCGTCAGCCTTGCAGGAGAGATATCTCTCTCTTGATTTACTGCTTCCATTTTGTTCTCCTTACGCACCAGTAAAATCACTGGGTGGAACGAATCTACTCTCTTTTCGTTAGCTAGTCAAGCAATTCGTTATATAATTCTAGTATTTGTGAGTGAATATTTATTCTGTTATTTAGTAGTGAGTAAACTCTACCTTCTATCGGTGAACTTTGTAACTGTACCACCGTACACTTGTGAGTTTGTCCTGATCTATGAATTCTGGCGTTGGCCTGTGCATAAGTCTCCAGAGAACTAGTTGGTCCCCACCATACAATAGTGTTAGCAGCCGTCAGTGTTACACCGTGGGCCGCAGACTGTGGTTGGATAATCAATACTCTGGGGTCATCTTGCTCCTGAAATCGTTTAAATATCTCTGTGCGTTTTGATACGGGTACGTCCCCACGGATTATGTCTGTGGTAACTCCGTCTTTTTGCAACTTGTCAGATATGATATCTATCGTATGTCTGAACGGCACAAAAATAAGTATTTTCTGGCTTGACTCATCAATTACCTCTTTCAAGGCTTTATACTTGTGCTTTATATCAAACTCTAAAGCCTCACCGTCCTCGGTGTAGATTGCTCCTGCTGATACTTGTAACAGCTTATTCATGTTGACAGCGGCATTCGGGGCGGTTATTTGCTCGTCAGTTGTCTGCATAACCATGAATCTTTTTAACTGGTCGTAGTATTTCTTTTGTTGTTTGGTCATCTCTACGACACGTTTAGTGTATACAAGATCGGGCAAATCCAAACACTGATCTTTGGTAAACCGTATCGCAGGTTGTAGTGCCTTGTGTACCGTGTCTATGGCATCTTCTTTTGGTAGCCATTTAAACTGCGTGATCTTTATCATCACTTTGTCTCTGAAAGAGCTAAAGAACTTAGGCACTCCGTCAGGGTTAACTAGTTTGGCTAGTCCGTAAGCATCCAAAGGAGACTGTGCCGCAGGAGTTCCGGTCATCATCCAAAGCCAAGTGTTTGGAGCAACTAGTTTATTTAACATCTTCCATCTGCGGGTCTGTGGATTCTTATAATGTGTGGCCTCGTCAGCTATGATTAGGTCGAACCCACCGTTGGCTATCTCATCGGCTACTATCTCTACACCATCATAATTAATGATGACGTATTCAGCGCCTTGGTTGATGATCTTTTTGCGTTTCTCTGATGAACCGTAGGCTATGTCTACTGTGCGGTGCATGGCAAACGTAAATAAGTCTGCTCTCCAAGCACTATCCATGATAGACAAAGGACATATCACAAGCACTCTGTTTATTTTGCCCTCTTTCATAAGGTAATCACTGGCCCAGATAGCACTAGCGGTCTTACCTGTGCCTTGCTCATTAAAGCAAAAAGCACGTTTGTTCAGAGTTAAAAATGCAGAGGTGGTCTTCTGGTGGTCAAAGGGTTTTAGTTTACCCGTCCACTTGTACTTAGATTCAATCGGAGAAGGCACGTTTATCTTCAGGTTTTTTAGTACGTGTACCTCGTCCAGCCCCCAATTAACTAGAACTCGATTATCCTCAAGCTCCTTACTTTTAGGTATTACGCTAGTAACTTTCTCTGGGTCACGTAATCTAAGAAGCACTGCCCTGTCTTTTACAATACGCATACTACTTCTTCTTTTGGTAATTACGGCTACGGTTTTTGCTCTTACTTTCTATACGCACACCGTCTTTGTTCTTGCCGCCTTTACTTAGGGCTTTCTTGTGGGAAACGTCTTTGCCTTCTCTTTTGTCGGCTTTTCCGTTCTTGTTCTTGTCCACGCCTTTCTTATCAATTTTACGCCTCGCTCTCTGGCGTTCCATACGATCCGCATGTTCACCTCTTTCTTTTTGTTGTTGGTATTCCTTTTTATAGGGTCGTGGTTTCTTCTTAATTAATCTAGGCATTAGTTCCTCCCGTTATGAGCACATTCAAGGACCGCGCAATGATTCTTGCACAATCCACTAGGTCTGGGGTTCCACACATCGTTATCTAAAGCTTCCTGCATCAGAGAAAAAGAATCTGTCCATTTAGCCCACAACAATGTCTGATCCGTCTGTTTATACTTATCTTTAATTAACTCGTTACATACTACAAACAACAGTCCAGCACGTACTTCTTTGATAGCTGGGAAGTGTTTAAAAGTGGCAAGCGCCATGAGTTCTAGTTGCCCTTTGTCTGCATACCTAGTTGACTTACCTGTCTTATAATCAACTACCCATGCAATGTGGCTGTCTGTGTCGAGTATTACTAGGTCAGCTATCCCCCGCCACCATACGTCATCAGAGTAAAAACCACACGGGTCGAGGTTCTCTGTTAGCCCCATCTTGAACTCGCAGAGCTTTTCACCTCGTTTAGACAGTAGAGAATCTAGTGCAGGTTTTACATACTCAAAAGACTTAGGCAGTGGCTCTTTGTCACGCACGTACTTCTCAGCCGCTTCGTGCATAAGTGTGCCGTACCGCATGGCTTCAGTCTCTTTGTCCGCATACTGTTTCAACACTTTCATGTGGTAAAACTGCTTGGGACATTGTTCAAACGCTTTGGCCTTACTGAAAGACCAAGGAACAATACTACTCGCATTCTCCATAACTTCTTCCTACGCCTGACTCACAATCAATCGGCAAACCTTCTGCCCAATCGGGAGTCCATCGCATACATTTCTCAATGTACGCCTGTGCATCCGAAACCTCTGTCTCGGGTACACAACAAACAACCGAGTCGTGAACAGTCATCACAACACGATACTTCTTTGTTATTTTTAACATCTGTTCCGCAATAATACAACGTGCTATTGCTTGGCATACGTTCTCTACTACTTTACCGCCATATATCTTATTGCGTCCGTTTCTAACTTTATAAGTAAACTGTACGTCCTCTTCGTTGGTTTCAAACGACAAGTCTTCATACCTAAGTAACAAACCTGAAGGTAACCTTATACCTTTCTCCGCAGCCACTATGTCTAATACACCTTCTTTACCCAGACTAGTTTGTCTACAGTTCTTTTTAGTTAGTTCTGTCAATAAGTTTTGAGCTTCACGCCACAAGTGATTTATTTTCCAGTTGGTATCTCTGTATATTTTTATAACCCGTCTAGCCTCTTTTAACTGCATGTCAAATCCAGAAAGCTGTAACTGAGCTTTGAACCTGACCGCCCCCATGCCATATCCTGCACCGAGTATGGTGGTCTTACCAACGAACCTTTGGTCTTTTGTCACCTTATCTTCATCTATATCATAAATATCAGAAGCCATCTTCTTATATACATCTTCACCCTTTGCGAATGCTTCAACTAGGTCATCTTGTTCTGCTAACCACGCAAGTACCCTCGCTTCTATCTGCGCTGAGTCTGCATCAATTATCATGTATCCTTCTGGCGCAATGATACTGTTCTTCAACTTCTTTCCGTTAGGGCCACGGCTAGGTAAGTTCTGTATGTTGATCTTGTCAGCACCGCCCCAACGCCCTGTGTGCGCGGCATAATACTGAATAGGTACAGGGAGCAATCCCCGTTTAGCTATGTCAATGAACCTTTGAGTGCGGGTTTCTTCCAACGTACTCTTGTTACCTAGTCTGGCAGTTACCAAACTTTGTACTCGTACATCTTCGTGAGTTTCTAACGCTTTGAATCCTTCATCGGTCTTGGCAAGAGCTAGAGTCTCTTTACCTGTAGTAAGACTTACCTTGGTGGGAGGTTCTACCCCAAGTTCGGTAAGTAGTTCTGCAAACTTTAAGTTGCTCATCAAGTCGTCCTTACTTACTCCGGCTTCTTCTAGCAACCTATCCTTATTCTCTTTAGTGTCATCCAGATGTACTTCTAGTAATCCTAAATCCAAATCTAGTTCTGGTTCTACAAACATACGTAGGGTCAGGTCTATAATTTTAAGTTCTTGTTTAGGAAAACCTTTGCCCATAATTCTGAATAATTTATAGGTCAACTCCACATCATTTATGCAGTAGTCTCCGTACTTACTTAACTGGGCACTACTAAAGTCATCTCTGTTCATACCCTTTGCCGCTATGACTTCTGTGCCCTTCGCTCCTAGTTTGTATCTCTCTGTTAGAGCTTTTAGTGACCCCCCTGCGTTTGTACCATGCACCGCCCTAGCCATACATAAAGTGTCAGCCCACGCTTTAGGTTTAATACCGTATCGCCAACTGAGTATGGCCCCGTCAAACATAGTGTTATGAGCAAGCACCATGCTGTTGCTCCAATCAAACTCGTTTAGGTATGCCGCCATTTGTTTGTTTGTGCCACTCGCCCACTCTACGGCTTCGTTGTTAACTTTGATCGCTACGCCAATGACTTCAAATCTAGTATCTCGGACGTACTCTTCAGTGGTAAGCTTCGAGAGCGAATACTCTTGGTCGTAGTATGTCTCAAAGTCAATCGTTATCAGATCCATCTATCTCCTCTCTTAATCTCTTCATAAACCAAATACATTTATCTATATCTTGTACTGGTTTGCCTTTGTGGGGGTACCGCCACAAGTATTTCATTGCTGTACCTTTTAAATAGCCTTCAAACTGTTCTGGAGTCATGGATGCCTTGATCGCATCGATGCACTCAATGTCTCCGACTGTGTAGTGTGGAGGGTGATTAACTGGATCAGTCATAATCTAGTTCCAACTGTGCCGCAAACCCTTTGGTTAACACTGGAATGACTTGATCTATGTTCTTCTCATCAACGACCATAGCTATACCGCCACTCTTCATAATGTCGTGCAAGTTCTTCTGTTGGAGAGGGGTAGGCTTGTTGCCCTTGGCTTTACACTCAATACCAAAGAATTTACTTTCAAAGCATCCCACTATGTCAGGCACGCCACTCTTTCCGTATCCATGAGTCATGGGGTAAAAGTAGTAAGCACCTAGCTTCTTGAGTTGTTCAACAACTTTCTTCTTTACCTTTGCCTCGGGTGTCATGCAAGATTTCTCCTCTCGTTTCAAAAAACTCCATCAGCTTATCCAGAACTTCTCTGTCATCTGGCTCTACTGTATCTAGTTCTATGGTGATATTAACTTTCACTTGAACTCTTTGCGCTTGCCACCATCGTACCAATGTGCGTGGCCTTCCTCGACCAACTGCTCGTTGATATTAATCTCACCGTTGAACAATGTACCTATCCAACGTCCGAACTTACCCTTACCGGACAGGCATACAGTAAGCGGTGCCAATACTAGTTCTGACAACCTAGCTTTAGCCGCCAGCCCTTTGACCTTCTCCTCTGCGTTAGAAGTTCTACTTTCCCATGCGTTGATGCCCTCCATGCGTATTCTCATGTTAGACAGCAAATCGAGATCAAGTGGCTTGACTCGTATCTGAACGTCCACGGTGTCACCGTCCACTACCTTTAACACCTCCGTTACCGGGAAGCATTCAGCATTAACTTGTAAACTAGTACCCAACAGTAATGCGCCTAATAATTTTTTATTCATATAAACCCTCTTCGTTATTGATATTGTCGTACAATGTCTGTCGATAAACTCTTTGACAGCGACTAATAAAGTCAGTGTCTTCCCAGTTAGTGTTCCCTCTCACCCAACAGTCTCTTGCAACATGCATTTCTTCTACCAACCCTTCATCGTTAGCTGATATGTAAGCTTCTTTTTCATCTCGAAATGCAAACCTCCCAAGATGGTAGGCTCTTTGCCACAGTTGTTTATTCACTTACAACCCTCCTCCAATATGTATTAAACAGCTTTTGATCTGCATGGCCTTGTGCATATTCTCTAAATCTAGTCTCTCGACCTAGCTTTGAACGACACTCACCGCAGTAATTTTTATTCTGTCCTGTAAACTTTTCGGGGTCTTGCTCCCCACATAATTCGCAATAATGTTTCTTCATCTGTCTCCCTAAGAGCTAAGTGCTACTAAACTGTAACCACACTTCAAAGTGTGACCACTGGTATCAACTTGCGGCAGGGGCAGGGCAACAAGCATGGCATGTTCCGAGCATCTGATGGAGCCGCCCTATTACTAAAGCGGCATACCCCCATTCAAAACCTCACTAGGGAAAATCCCTAGTTTCAATGTGGTGGTTGGTAATATTAAGCCTCCATGAATAGGGAAAACTTGCAAAAACCCTTCGC